GGGAATGAAGTAGTCTTGCTGGTAGCTGATCGTGACAAAGGGTGTCACGTTGAAACGGTTCCATTTCCAGTTGTAGGGTTGACCACCGGGGCCGCCATTGATCATGGCTTGCATCACATCGTTGGCTATACTAATCGCCGGGGCAGTTCCAAAACCACCTGTTGCGAGTGCTGGGGAAACATCGCCAAGAGAAGATGCGTCGTCAACGACCTCTTGTAGGGTCACACTTGAGTTCATAACTAGGTTACCTTCCATCTAGCGTCGGCACCGGCTTTTCCAGCCTTTGCGAGGTGAGCCTTGCCCTCTTCACTAGAAGCTCGATTTTTAGCAGATTCGGACATCCTAGATTTGGTGTCTGAATCCCAGTGCTTTCCTTTGTTCCAAGGAATGTTACCCGCTGCGTGAGTGTTTCCCAACGATGCCGCCCGAACTGCTGCTCTCTGTTTGTCAGAGGCTACGCGGGGCGGATTAGGTACTCTCGAAAACACAAACCCATCAGGTGTCTTGCGCTCTTGAAGGTAAAGAACGGCACGCTGTAAAAAGGTAATGCTGTCTTCGAACTGTCCTATAGCAAGATTACACCTACTGCACAGCAGACCTCGCACATACTGAGTAGCGTGGTCGTGGTCTACATGAAGTTCGTTGTATCCGTCTTCGTTCAGGTGTAGTTCTTTAGAACAGATGGCACACTTGCCTCCCTGCTCAAAGTACATCTCATCGAACCTTTCCGGCGTTATGCCGTACACATTACGCAACTTCCAGTTTCGGTTTATCTCTTTCCGCTTGTGTTGATTTCTTGCTAGCCATGCTTTCTTTGCTTCAGGGGATGACTGTCCCATTGGATTCCTCCATTTGAATGTGTGCCCGGCTGTACGGGCATAGCTCTGAATTTCACAGTAACCCCGCCAATGGGCGGAGAGCGTATCTCAAATTGAGATATTACCTCAAATTGGCGTTTTTGGTATTCTCGCGGTAGAGTTCTACGCCGCCTTCGCCGTACGAAAAGACAATTCCCTTCGACGGGATGTTTCGTGTCTGGAACTGGAGGGCCAGTTTGTACACGTCCATAGCAGACGTATACCCCTCTGCGTTGTTCTTGAAGTCCGACTTCACAGGGGGTTTCCAAGTCTTACCGCAACGTAGGCAACGAACCCACGTATCACCGTTTGCGAACGTGTGCTTGAGAACTGCGTACTGACTGTCATCACCTTGACCGCCGACAACGCCTTGTGCGCCATTGCCGCCCTTCTTGTGATTACAGTTCGATTGCTGGGTCGCTTCGTTCTTGGCCTTCACCGTAAGTGCTGCGCCCTTCGACTGTGCATCTTGACGCCGGGCCTCACGCTTGAGTTCGCGTTCCGCCAGCCGCTCTTCCATATCGACAAGAGTTGCCTTCTGCGACTTGATGGTCAGTTGCTTCTCTTCGAGTTCGAGCTTTTTGATTTCAAGCTCCATGTCCTCGATCTGTTGCTGCTTCGCTGTCTTTACTTCCTTCGCTTCAGGAGCAGGCTGAGCGTTTTGCGCTGCTGCCTTCTCAATTTTGTCAATCGTATCTGCCATTGCTAACCTATCCTCCTTAGGGATGTACTACTCGCTCAAGGTCAAGCTGTTGCCCGCGTTGCGGAAAGCCTGAAGCGTTGAGTTGTAACGATGAAACTGCACGGTCACCTTTGGGCTGCCGAACGCCTTGTTTGCCTTCTCCTCGCTGATGATGCCTTTGAGGATCAACTGCAAGAGGCATGTGCGCCAGCCGCGCCTGCGCTCATCGAGCGGGACGCCGTGGTCGTCAAACCTCATCATGGAAAGCTCAGGCATCTGTCCAACCTGAACCCAACATGCTACCTCTGCCTCAGCCACGCCATCCTTACTCACGTATAGGACTGCCTTCTGAACTTGAGGGTGCTGTCTGTAGTGGCAACAGACTCCAGCCTGTCGCAGTTTAGTGATGAACTCAGCGTGCGTCATCGGCGTACCGATACGTGCTTCGTAATCACGGTACTCTTCCGGGGTGAGCCACTGATACTCTTTGGAAAGCTCGTCGCTCATCTCTTTCTGACGAGCAAGCTCTTCCCTGTTTTCTGAACTTGATTGGTCGGCCTCGTACACTTTCTCAGCGTACTCTGCAACGGCTGACTCTAGCTCAGCACTCAGCTTGGTATCCATCTCTGATGCGTATGTGTCCCAAGGGTTCGCTGTGCTAGTGTGCGTCCCTCCTACTGCTGGGGTCATCCAAGGTCTCCCTCCTCGGCAAAACAAACTGCGCGTCAGTCACGCCTTGCAAGTGAACGTTACTGACTGACGGCAGTGCAATCATGCGGGTTCGCGGGCCACACAGATTGCGCATCGCCTATGTGAGGTGCGTCCTCCGGGTAATCCACCCTCGGGCCTCAGGTCGGCGCGTCAAGACTTGCGGTTACTGCTGGTTCAGGCCGCTCTCAAAATCTAGCGATTACGGCATCGGCTATAGCGTCATAGTCATCTGGGCTGCACTGTAAGATACCGCCAGTTCGCTCCCAGATTCTCCGCAGTGCTGCTTCAGCCGGACTCTCTAACGCGGGTGCGTCGAATAGCGCGGCCACAATCTCATCCGTCCTCTGCTTGGCTTTCTCAGCCTCTCTACGCAGGGAACGGTTCACGGTTCTCAGGGCGCGGTTGTGAAGCCTCGTCACGTCCCTGATGTCGTCGTCGTAAATAATCTTTTCCATGATATGCGGCTCCTCCTTCCGCATTTCTGGTTGTGCCCTTCAGGTTACGGAATGACCGTAACGTTCAACTCGGCGTAGACCTTGTTGATCGGCAAGCCGTTCATGATGTTCCCCGAAGAGACCACATCACCAACGCTGTTGTTGAAGGTTGGGTAAGACACCTCCACAACTGTACCACCCTGAGCCACTGCGGTCACAAGACCTGTCGCAGAGACAGTAGCGATGCTATGCTGTGTCGGCGTCCCGTTAGGGCCGGTTGCCTGCGAAGGCGTGATCGTCTTGAAGCCATACTCCACGAAGGTCAGAGAGTTAGTCGTCTCCTGCGCGGTTGCTGTGGCTGCGTGTGTCTCGGATGTTGCTGCCGCGTTCTCCAAGGTAAGCGTAGTCGTACCGGAAGCGGTAGCAATGAACGTGCCATTGTTGTTCGCCCCTGTAAAACCTGCCACAACGAAAGTCTTACCTGCCAGAGCATTGCTGCCCCCGCCTGTAATCGTTCCAGTGTAGACTGCGGTTCCCTCTTCATACGTTGCCGTAGCTGCGTGCGTCTCTACAACGCTGTTGGCGTTAGCCAATGTCAACGTTGTGGTTGTGGACGCTGTTGCGATGAACTCGCCGTTGTTAGCCGCATCGGTGAAGCCTGCGACGATGAACGTAGTTCCGGCCAGAGCATTGCTGCCCCCGCCTGTAATCGTTCCAGTGTACACACCGTTGATTGCCGCAGCAGTGAGGACAAGTGCAGCCACCGAGGAGTTCGCAACAGCGGTAAGCACCAGAGGTGTACCGGCCACGACTTCGTTGCCTGCTACGTCTTCAAGCTGAGGATTCAACTGGAAAGTGGACGGAGCGTTCACGCCGGACACAGACAACACAAGGTTGTTGTAGCCGGGCTTGGTATTGCCTGACAGGTTACCGGCAACTGCGATTTTAGCCGCAACTCCGAGACCTGTAGTTTGTGCTGGAAAACTCATTTGTTATTCCTTTCTTCAGCCCTACCTATTAGGTAGCTGCTACAACTGCCGTAATCACGCCGTTCACAACAGTGATGGAACCCTGCGTGCCAGTGCTAGGTGTAAGCTGCGCGGTCACTATAGTGCCGGTGAAGCCTGTGGTAGGCGGTGCTGCCCAGTGAGCGGCAGAAGAACTTGTCGCAACGATTGCCTGCCCTGCCGAAGGCGTACCTGTTACGGTAACCCCGTCAATCGAGGATGCGTTGGAACCTGCGTTCGGAACCGCTGTCCATCCGGTAGCTCCCTTACCTGAGAAGTAAAGTGCCCCGCTGATTTGGTCGAGACCGAGAGCGGGCTGCCCCGAAGGAGCAGGCACGTTCGACGGTGCGCCATTGAATACTGCATCTAAAGCCATGTTTTGTCCTTTCTTAGACTTTCCCTAACGCAAAGAAAACTGGCGTACGAGGGTTTTAGTCTCGTACGCCGTAGTCTTAGCTGATGGCCGAAGCCGCGTCAATCTCACGGATGCGGATTGTGGTGTCCGGCCCGAGGGATGTGGTGAAGTGAACGCGGTACGAAGTCCATCCGGGGATCAGCCCTTCAGGATCGGCAACAGTCGGTTCGGCGTTCTGAACGATGTTGCACTTGATGTTGCTCCACTCGCCGTCACCAAAGTCGGTGTCGCCCTGTGCTCCCAGCTTGATGCTGTAAATGCCATCGCGCCCGAAGATGTAGGTACGGAGTGCTGTCAGGCCAGTCACACCCTTGTAGTTAGCAGTGGTCGTAACCTGATTGGTCTGGAAGAAGCGAACTCCAGAACCCGGAAGCTCGATCATTTCTGTCAGATCGGTGGAAACAAGGTCTTCCATCTTCATCTGGCCCACCGGAGTGTGCTTCAGAATGTCGATAGGACTGTTGTTGCTCACGTCCGAAAGAACGTCGCCAAGCGCGAACGGATGAATTACACCGCAGAAGCTCTTGGATGCCTCATCGAACGGACGAACCGAACGACCAGCGAGGGACTGAACGCTGTTACGAATCTGGTTCAGGCTAAGAGTCGTGAAACTCGAAGTCGAAGCCGCGCCAAGCTGTGTCAGCACGCTGGAGTCAACGCTGGATGCGCCGTCAGCAGTTGCACGGACAAGGCCAGACAGGGACTCACCGAGACGGTAAGCAAGCTCACGCGCCACGTTTTCAACGGTGCTGTCGATTGCCGTAGCAAGCGAGAGCGAGGAGAAGTTCGCGTAATCGGCGTACTCACCAATCGTTGCAGTGGTCGTAAGAACACTGATGCTGATGGAGCTACCGACTGTACCTTCTGTGGTCTGCGCAGTGTTAGCCGCAAACGGAACGTACATGAACATCTCGTACTGGTTACCGCTCTTGGTTGGCAGGTCAAGTCGCTCAGAGCAAGCGACGAACGGTGTTTGCGCCTTCAGGTTCTCACGAAACTTTTTGTCGTAGAACTTGACGGTGGACTGAGGCAGATTGCCTTGATTATTTCCCGCAGGAGTATAACCCATTGTAGTTATCCTTTTTACTTCAAAGGCGCACGTCGTTTATCTTCCTCCTCCCAGAGAAAAATAGCGTGTGCTTTTTTGCCTTCAATGTGTAGACAATCCCTCCGCCAGTAATCCGACTGGTGTTCGTGATTGCTCGGTCAAGGTCTCAGACCGAATTGTTTCCTCAGCACATAACTTAGGGGATGTGGTACGGTAATCCGACCGTCCGTGCATCCATCACTTCAGATACTCTTGCGCATGGTCATGCCATGTTGAAGAGCACCATACAAATTTGGTGAAAATGAAGACACTCGATAGCCCATGTCGAAGTACAACTTCTGCGCTGGGTTCTCTGTGCGTACCTGCAACCAAAACCTCTGGTAGCCGGATTCCGCATAGTGCTTCTCAAATTCTTTGATCATGGTTGCAGCACAGCCGCGTCCTCTATGGGAAGCTCGTGTGCATACACTCCAGATGTAGGGCTGGCCCTTTGAAATTTCCGAGATGAGGTTCGCTTTCACACCGCCGTCATCTATGAACCATGCCGGGTACTTCATGAGAATCTTTTGTACCTGATCGCGGTCATACCCGTCTCCGGGGTAACACTCATCAGTTATGCGAAAGACCTCTTGAATGTCTTCTTCGTTGAAGCGGTCAACGAGTCGCAGCATGGGTTACCCCCGTTCTCTGCGCTTCTTGGCTGCTTCCGCTTCCAGCTTCTCTACCTTACCGGCGAACGATCTGTCGGTCAGGAGACGACGCTTGTACTCATCTCCCGGCATCGCGTTGATTGCGGCCAGTCCCTTGAATACCTTCTTCTCTCCGATTTGGTTTCCCTTACCGTCGCGTTGTACGAACTCGTACACGATTTCATCTCCGACACTGCGGGTTGTGCCCGCGTCCGAAGAGTTGCTACGGCTGATGCCGGAAGGCACTCGCGCTACAGCGGGGGCCGCAGGCGTCTCAGTGACCTCAGGAACGACCGCTGGCAGTTCCTCACGGGTATGCACCTCCTCGGTGACAGCAGGAGCTTCTAGGGCCACTACAGGCTCAGGGATGATGTACGTAGGGGTCGGAATGACCTCAACGGACGTGACCAGCACGTCGGCTGCCTTGAGAGTGTCGTAAGCCTTCTGAAAGTTACCCTCCACGGGGGCTAGATCGTAACGCACCATCCAGTTCGTGATGGCCTCGAAGTTCTCAGGACACACGATGTAACCGGGATTGCGCCGGATGAACTTATCCACTTCCCGCTGCGCCTTGATCTGCGCGTTATCTTGCTGCAAGGTCGTAATGACCTCGTTGAGGCTCTTCGACTGGATGCCAGTGCTGGCCTCAAAGATTGTGTTGACTGCTCCGTCGAATTTCTCAGGATCGAGCAAGTCGCGGCTAAGATCAACGCGCTCCTCGAAGGTAAGCTCACGGGGCTTGAACTCTACCGGGCTTTGGAAGCGCGGTGCTGAGTCCTCGATGGTGTCCACGTCCAACTGACCGAGGCGGGCCTTCTTAGTCTGCTCACGCATCTTCCGAATCAGAAGCGTATTCTGTTCGGTCAACTTGAACGTAAGCTCTTCCGGCGTGCGGTACTTGATTACCTGCTTGCCGCCGATTGCTCTGCCGTTCT